AGGCACCATCTTCAGACTTTGACCCATCTCGTTTGGTTCCTATCTCTGAGGCACCAACAACTGAACCAGTTGCTGCAACCACACCTCCTCCTGTGGTAGCGCAAGCGGGTCCTGCTACAGCCCCTTCGGCGGGACCCGCACAAACTTCAATGGCTAATGCTATAACACTGCCTAACCCACAAGACCAGCTATTGGCAGCAAGGTTACGAGGACAGCAATGAACAAAGATCAGCTAAGAGAAGAGCTTGCAGAAGACGAAGGCTGCAAGTTTGAAATATATTTAGATCATTTAGGTCTACCAACTTTCGGAATCGGAGCGCTCATTAAGGAGCACGATCCAGAATACGGTCAGCCTGTTGGTACGCCCGTGTCGGAAGATCGGGTGCGTAAACGCTTTAATCTTGATATCGCTGTGACGATCGAAGACTGTCAGGTTTTGTATGATGACTTCGACGATCTGCCAGAAGAAGCACAGCTAGTGATCGCGAACATGATGTTTAATATGGGAAGACCACGACTCAGCAAGTTCAAGGGCATGAAGGCTGGGGTCGATGCCAGAGATTGGGAACGCGCAGCCGACGAAATGGTCGACTCGAGGTGGCATGATCAGGTTCCTAACCGCGCAAAGCGTCTGGTTAAGCGAATGCGTGACCTTGCAAAGGGCTAACCTTGTAAATTACACGCTTATTCTACAAGGTACAAACAACTGAAATCGTTAAATAAAAACATCGATTCTCGTCGACCTCAGTATCGATGGACGTATCATTATACCTCGAGGTCGCTGAGATTTGACGTTTTAGTCTTCATCCCGCTGACTTTGTCGCATCGAGCGCCGTTCACTGTATAAAGATTCGCGGTCCTAGGATCTTCTTCTATACTTCGCGCCATTTCAGCCGACCGTACATTACACTGGCCCATCGTTTCGTATGGTCCTCGTAAATCTTTTAGTGCTGTACACTCGCCGGGCAATGAAACCAAACAGATTAGAATCATAGCTTCAAACATCTTCAATGTCCTTTCGTTTAGCAATGAAGGTAAAGCTATCATTTGGAATTAGGGCTACCTCATGTATGTCTTGAGGGTCGTTCCTATCAACTCTACCACCCTGCTTCGTATTGTATGTACTAGCGGGGTTAAGTTTAGTGTAACCTATTTCATCCGTCCAACCCACAACCAGTAGAACTGGGATGTTCAGGTTCTTCGACAGGGCTTCTGCGGACAGAATCTTGTGAAAGGACAGCAGGAATGTATCATACTTGTTCTTGTGGTTTGTTCGACATTTGACCTCAACCAGCCCCTTGATCAACCCACCTGCGTCGACAGCATAGTAATCTATAGCAGCGTTCCTAGCTGCCGGCACTAGCGTACATCTCCACCTAGCTTCCAGTAAATTTTTTATAACCTCTTGGTTTACGACATCCTGCCGTGATTCATACAGCGGCCTCATCATTATTCTCCGTGTCTAGGTCGAGATACACAAACACCTGTGCCTCGCAATTGGGACATGAAAGGTTGGTGACAATACCGTCACCGCCCCTTTCGTTTTCATAGTCGTGGTCTCCACCCCAGATAAGTTCTGTCTTGCAATGCCAGCAGTTCATCCTACTTCTCCCCAGTTGTCGCCCAACTCTGCATCAACCTCGAAAGGAATCTTTAATCCCTCAACACAGGTTGACATAATTTCAACAATCCGATCAGCCTGTTCCTGAGATTCAATGCTGAAGCACAGTTCATCATGAACCGTCAACATCGGAACTAGACCCTCGGCGTAACAATCCACCATAGCTTTCTTAGTCTGGTCGGCACTTGAACCTTGGATTAGTTTGTTCAAAGCCTTGTATGTAAACGCCGGACGAATAGCCTGACGACCACCATATTCCTTGGCTGCTTCCTCGAGCTTCATTGCCTTGTGATAGCCGTAGGCTTTTGGTTCCCACATATCGAAGCGGCACTTACGACCAAGGTAGGTACGAATGTGTCCTACTTTCTCTGCTTGTTGAGATGCCATATCTGCAATGCCGCGAACAAACGGGACCTTGGCGTTGTACTGGGACAGTAGTTCTGTCGCTTCTTCCTCTGTCACATCCAAGGTTGCAGCCAGCTTCTTCTTGCCCATACCGTACATGATGCCGAGGTTCACTGTCTTTGCTTCCTTACGAGTAATCCCTGCCAAGTCTGCCACCATCTGGTGGAAGTCCGCATCGCCGTCGTGATACATCTGAACCACGTTGTCGATCTCCGGATGCCGCGCCGCCCCTTGAATGCTGGCGCAGTAGTGTGCCAGCCAGCGAGGCTCTTGTGAAGCATAGTCAAAACTTCCCCACTTGGTGCCTTCTTCTGGTATAAAGAGACCACGGATCATTTTCTTTATCTCTGGATCACGCGCCGGTATCTGTTGTAGATTTGGGTTGCTTGAAGAAAATCTTCCCGTCACAGTACCACCGTCATCAGACCGCAGGGGGTTGAAGTCACAATGGATACGTCCGTTATGAGAATGCTCGAGAATAGTTTCAATAAATGTTGTGTTGGCTTTGTTAAACTCGCGAAGCTTAACGATCTTCTGCGCCACAGGATGCGGGTGATTGGCAAGAAACTGTTTTGTAAAGGACGGAACCCCCGAGTTGTCTGTCCTATGGTACTCAAGCCCAACGGCGTCGAACGCCTTTGCAATAGATGTAGCAACCCACGGCTCAATAGTGACGCCGGTCTCTTCCTTTATTTCTTTAAGTAGGGTTACCTCTCTGGACTGCAAAAGCTTACGCGCCCGTTCGGCAGCATCGATGTCAACCCGAACGCCTTTTGTTTTCATGTCAAGCAACACGGGAAGCAGACCAATCTCGAGGTCAAAGATACTAGAAACTTCGTCCTTGACGATGTCTGTGCGTAGCCTGTCCCACAAGCGCAGGGTAACGGCGGCATCTTGCTCGGCGTATGCACCAACAAATGTTGATGGCAGCTTCCACATACCACTCTTCGGATCCACACCAAAGTATTCGGCTGCTTGCTTCAGGAGCTTTTCGTTTTTCCACTCACCTAGATACTCTCCAGCCAAGGAGTTAAGGTTGTAGTACCTACGGTTCTCGTTGAGCAGAGGCGCGGCAATCATTGTGTCGATGATGCGCCCTTCAACCTCGATCCCTTCAGCGCGTAGCCAGCCCAGATCATACATCGCATTGTGAAAAACCTTCTCGATATGCGGCGTAGCCATTTGCTTTTTGAACCAGTTCATGACAGCGGTGCGTGGCATGTTGCCCCCGCCCTCATGCTTGATAGGAAAGTACCAAGAGCTATCCCCCGCAGCCACGGCGATACCAATAATGTACCCGTCCTTGCGTACCCAGCCCGGTCCAAGAGACATCAGGTTTGGATCTCTTGTCTCAAGGTCAACTGCGATGCGCTCATGACCGGTCAGGTCTGGAAAGGTCGAAGGCGGATGCCAGTCTTGTGACAAAGGATTTGCCGCCTGCTGTTTAATTTCTTCCTGATCTTCAATGTCTGTGCTGTCACGCATAATAGGAAACTCACCTCTGTTTCTGGGATCGTCGATAAAGCTAAACTGATGCGGCTTAGTTTTCTTCATCGTTAGCTATCTCCCCGCCCAGTGCGGCGTACCCAATGATGTCTACCCACGAGTCGTTCTTGCTTGTATCCTCTGCAAGTCTAGCCAGCTTCAGACCAATCATGCAGGCCACCACATCTTCTGGGGTGATTGCATGAACCAACTTACGCTCCAAGAAAACATTCCAGATCGCAGCAATCCGCTCGTGATTCATTTTAGCAGGACCATACTCCTTGGCTCTCGGCCCGTTGATTAGTTCTTCTGCTTTGTTGAGGAAGTCTTCTCTGGTTTTCATAGGTAGAATCCGTTTCTTGTTTTTGGTTCAACTAAATGCAAGGCTTTCTTAGCCCGTGTAATACCCACATAAAAAGTCCTGACCTCGGAATCTTGATCAGGACTTTCTAATGCAGCTTTTGTAGAGTCGAGAAGAAGCAGCACGTTGTCTGCCTCACCACCCTTGGCCTTATGGATCGTAGAAATTTTTAAACGAGGTTTGTCTGT